GCCAGTCTGCGCGACCCACTCGGTGTCGTAGTTGGTGCCGGTCTTCTTGGCGAGCACCTGGCCGGTAGTGCCACCCGTGGGCACGCCCTGGCCGTTCGTGCCGTTGGTGCCGTTGGTGCCAGCGTCACCCTTGGGCCCGGCAGGACCGACAGTGCCAGCGCCCACGGTGACAATCGTGCCGTCGTCGACGGTGACGGTGATGGGTGCCGTGGTGACGGTCACGTCAATCGAGGCCACGTCAGCTCCTTGCGGTGTTCGGAAGGACGTTGAACTTCCCGGCTAGGACGGTGCGCGTCGACGACCCGGTCGTCCACTGCAGCTCCCACCAGTAGCCACCGGCGTCGAGCGCCATGACGGCCGTGGACGCCGTCACGGACAGCGTGCCGGTGCCCGCGGCGGTGCCGACGGTCAGCGTGGCGACGAGCTCGGCGTCACTTGCACGCTCCGACCGCACCTGCGCCAGGAACGTGTAGCCGGTGAAGTTGATGGCGGTGCCCTGGGCGAAGCCGAACGAGCGCGACAGGCTGTCGGAGCCCGTGACGGTCCAGTCGACGATGCCGGGGCCGTCGTTCAGGGCGGTCATGCCGGTGCCGCCGACGGGCCGATGTCCTCAACGAGGATGAGGGCTGGGTAGTTGGCTGCGTAGGCGACGGTTCCACTTCCCGCAGTGACGCTGATGCGTGCCTTCCTTGTGGCCGAGCCTGACGCGATCGTTCCGACGTGCGTAAGCGTGAACGACTGAGAACCACCGGACCTGACCACCTGCTGCGTCTGCACCTGCTCGGCGTTCGACCCGTCGGTGAGGCTCAAGGAGACGAAGCCGTCACTAGTTGCCTGCTGGTAGATCGGCAGATGAATCGTCGTCTTGTAGTAGCGGTTCGCAACAGCCGTGAACGTGACCGAAAGGTTGTTGACGTCAGCCACCGACGCACCGATTGCCGTGGTGGCGGCGGTAGAGGTTGCCGACGAGATGCGTCCCCACGGCATGTTCCACGGCTGGACCCACCCGGTGGTCGTGGTCGTGTACACGAGCAGCCGGTCCAGGTTCTTGTCCCAGACCGTCATGCCTTCACGGCGCGTGGACGAGTCGGGGTAGTCCGCCGACGAGTCGCACGGAATCACCACGTTCTTCTGCACATAGTCGATGAGGTTGGCCGCGGTGAGCGTCTCGCCGTCGGCCCAGGCCCTGTACTTGTTTGCCATATGGGTGGTCCCTCCTAGAAGGCTGCGAGCGTGTTCTGGCCGATCACGCCGAAGTTGTTGTCGCCGATCGTGAAGTCGCCGTTGGGGTCGGGGACCTGGGCAAACGAGATGGCCCAGCGCCAGTCGTTGACGCGCACGCTCAGGCCGATGCCGCGCACCAGGCCGCTGCGGGTGACCGTCCGTCCGTCGGGCGTCCCGAACGACACGGTGGCGCGGTCCAGCACGTCGAGGTCAAGGAGCTGCGCCCATGAGGCGTCCGACGACCCACCGTCGAGAACCGAGGTGATGCCTTCGACGCGCGTGGTCAGCTCGCCGTACTGGCTCACGACGTAGTTCGCGGCCTCAAGCACCTGGTCGTCGGTCTGCACGACAAGGTCGGACCGGCTGAACGTCGACAGGCCGAACTGGCTCTGGCTGGTTGTGTCCGACGCCCACTGCTCGGTGCCGCCAGCCCGTGCAAGCTTTGCGAAGTTGTACAGCTGGTCGGTGTCGTACGAGGTCTGCACGTCGACGAGCGGCAGGTTGGCGCCGGTGTCGTCGAACGCCACGGACGAGGTCCGCGGCAGCCGGTTCTTCTCCCGGTAGACGACCCGGCCGAGGTTGTCGGCGGCCAAGTAGCCGTTGACGGAATCGGCGACAAGCGTGGCCTCGGTCCATGCGGCCTGTGCCAGCGTCGTGGCCTGGAACGTGCCGAGGCCCGTGGTGTCGATGTCGCGGTCGGCAGCGGGCCAGTCGACGTTGTCGAGGATGCGGCCGAGGCGTGCGCCAGCATTCTCGCCGGTGCCCTGCTCGCCGCTCTCGAGGGGGTCGGCGGCCACCAGGTAGGCGATCGGGTCAGATGCCGTCACCTGTGCGGTCGAGTGGGTCCCGGCCTCCGAGTAGCCCACGGTCCACGAGTCGACCCGGCCGACGAACAGCACGAACGACGCGCCGCCGTAGGTCGCGGAGATGCGCACCGGCACGCCGGGCTTCAGCTGTGTCAGACCGCCCGAGGCGTAGGGGCTGGTGGTGACGTTGGTGGGATCCCACTTGCCGTCTCGGTTGAGCAGCGTGAACTGGCAGCTGCCGGCCTCGTAGCGGAAGTACGGGCCCTGGTTGCGGGTCGACCCTCGGTTCAGGCTGACGCCGGACGACTCGACGACGTCGGTGGTGACGTCGGTCCAGGTGACGGCGCCGAGGGTGCCGGTGCCGATCAGCCCGAGCGTGGCGCTGCCGAGGATCAGCGACGTGCTCGACGTGGTGAACCCGAGCTCAACAACGAGCGTGGGCCAGGCCATCAGGCTGCCCGCCAGCCCGCCCCGTTCAGGCGCTCGTAGCTCTTGACGGCGTCGACGACCCTGCGGCCGACCTCGGCCGGGTCGCTGATGCCGGCGTTGACGGTGATGTTGTAGGTCGTGCCGCCGCCCTGGCGCTCGGCAGCAAGGTTGCGCACGGCCTGGATGGGCAGCACGGCCTCGCCCGCCTGCAGGATGGTCGGAACCTCTTGGCCCATCGGGCCGGGCACGATGCCGCCCTGGTGCAGCGTGGGGATGCGGAACTCTTTGCCGCCGATACCCGGAATCCACGACGGGGTGCTGAATCCCTTGCCGCCGATCGTGCTGTTCCATGCCGACTTGAACGCACCGATAGCCGCACGGAATGGCGCCACGATCATGTTACCGATGCCAGAGAACGCCGAGCCGATCCACGAGACGAGGCCGGACAGGACGCCCTGCGCGATGCCGACAAACATGCGGATCGTCGACACGATGCCGTTCCACGCGCCGCCGACAACGTTTTTGAGCCCGTCCCATGCCCGCGACCAGTTGCCGGTAATGATCCCAGTGAAGATGTCAAGGATGCCGCGAATGAACTGCAGCGCAGCCTGGATGCCGCCCTTGATGCCGCCCCACACTGCGCTGACGATGCCAGACACCATGGCCCACAGCCCGTTCCATAGGCCGACGAACATGGACACAAAGACTCTGACGAACACCATGATGACGTCGAACGCACCCTTGATGACCGCCACGACGGCAGCGAAGATCGGACCGGTGACGGCCCAGTAGATCTTCCATGCGGCCGACAGTGCGTCGACGGCCGACTTGACGACCGGGACGACCCACTTGTTCAGCCAGTCGGCGAACGACATGACGATCTCGCGGGCTTTGCTGATGACGTCGCCGACCCAGCGGACCATGTCCATGAACGCCCTAGCGGCGCCCTTGGCAAAGTCGACGATCTTGGGCAGGACGTTGTCCTTGAACCAGTTGAAGGCGCTCACGAGCGCCGGGATGGCGGTGTCCTTGACCCAGGTGAACGCCTGGCCGAGCTTCTCCTTTAGCCACTTGGCGACGGTGTCGACGACGTTGCGGAAGCCGTCGAAGTGCTTGTAGGCGTAGATGACGCCCGCCACGAGCGCAGCGATGAGGCCGACGACCAGCACGACGGGCCAGGAGATGGCGGCGACGGCCGTGGCCATCGAGCCGAGCACGATGAGCAGCGGGCCGAGGACGGCGGCGAGGATGCCGGCGATCACGATGATCTTCTGCCACTTGGGCGACAGCGACTTGAACTTGTCGACCAGGTCGGTGACCCACTGCACTAGCTTGGTGGCGTAGGGCAGCAGGATGGTGCCGATGGCGGTGGCGGCGTCCTTGATTTGCGCCGTCATCGTCTTCTGCGAGTTGGTAGCGCCGTCGGCATTCCTGGCGTAGTCGCCGGAGATGATGGCGCCGTTCTTCATAATGAGGCCGAGCGTGGCCTGCTGCTTCTGCTGGGCAGTGAGCGAGCCCTTGACCTTGTGGCCAGTCTCTGCAAAATACTCGGCCTGCAGGGCAGCGTCATTGATGACAATGCCGTACCGCTTCAGCGGTTCGTACTCGCCCGTCAGCGCACTTTGCAGGGCTGTAGACGCATCTTCGACTGGGCCACCAAATGCCGATGCAAGGTCGCCAGCAAACTGCACGAGCGACGTCGAGGTTTTTGCTGCCGACTCCTCGGTCACGCCGCCGATCTGGCGCAGCCGAATGCCCATCTGATTAGACGCATCAAGCGCGGCACCCTTAGCTAGGCCGAAGTTCTTTGATGCTCCGCCCGCCCACGTCTCAAGCTGCTTCGACCACTTGCCAAAGACCTGCTCTGACATGGCCTGTGAGTCCTGCAGCTCACCTGCAAGCTTGACGCCGTAGACGCCAAGCCCGAGCAGCGGAAGCGTGACCATGGTGCTCAGTTTCTTGCCGAGGTCGATAGCAGAGCCGCCGATCTCGGCGAACTTGGCGCGCATGCCGCTCGACGCCTGGTCGGCGCCGTTGCGCAGACGCGTCAGGGCGTCCTGTGCCCGCTTCAGCTCTTTGTCGTCGAAGTTACCGACGATGTTCAGCTGGACGGCCATGGCCTACCCCTTGTCGTTTGCTGCGTTCATAAGCGCCTGAGCGGTTGCGCTGGCGCGATCGGCGATCTCGACGACCTTGGGAGTGATGTGCTGGTCGCCGCCGAGCTCGTCCCATGCCTGCCAGATGAGCCGACTGGCACGTCCGCCCTTGTAGGTCAGGTTCGACCGGAACGAGATGCCAGCACGGGTCGAGCCCGAGCTCTTGCGCCCGGCGATCTCAAAGATGGCGCCGGCGGCGTCCTTGTTGGTGATCTTCCAGGCAACCGACACGCCTGTGCCACCGCGTCCGCGCCCGCCCTGCTTGATGGTGATGCCTCGGCGAACCTTGGTGGCGTTCCATCCAAGGCGCTGCGACCACTCGCCAGTCCCGCCATCGTCCCAGTTGCGCATGGCCCGCTGTGGGACCTTGGAACGTGAGAGCGTCTGCACTGGCATGATGGCGTCGCGGATTTCTCGCGTGAACTGCTTGGCGATGTCGGGCGACATCAACCGCAGCGCCTTCATGGTGTCCTTGAGGCCGTAGACGGCCACGGACATGCCGTAGTCCTCCCGGCTGACACTGACGCCACGACTAGCCACGTTGCGACTCCTTGGCCTGCTCCTGCAGGACGGCGACCATGGCCCAAAAGACTTCCGACGGTGCCTCGAGCAGCTCGTTGGGACTGATGCTGGTGGCCACGGCTACACGGGCCACCAGGAGCGTCATCGAGTCTCGAAAGGGACTCGGCCCTCGTCCTCGGGCTCGATGGCCTCGATGTCGTCCAGCCACTCGTCGAACGGCTTGACGACCTGCCCGGCGAAGTGCGACGCCTTCCACGCAGTCCAGGCCAGGACCTCCATCGACGCGTCCTCGCTGAACAGCGACGACATCGACTTGTGGAACTGGCGCTCGACGGCCACCACGACCTTCGGCGTGACCGGGACGACGACGCGCTCGCCGCCGTCCCGGACCACTGCCAGGCTCATAAGAGCCATCAGGCGGTCGCCTTGGTGACTGCACCGTTGACGGGCCACGACACGGATGCCGTGGACAGGTCGCCGACCTGCGCGTCGAGCGGGGTCCACTCGGTGACGAGCACGCTGGCCGTGTACGACGGGTTCGTGGCGCTGACGGCCGTGCCGACGGGCTTGACGACCACAGCGGCGGTCGAACCCAGCAGCGGGTAGATGGTGGCCTCGACCGCAGCTGCGGCGAAGTCCTGGTTGAAGTCGATGGACAGCGACGAGTCCTTGAGGCCGCCGACGCGCTTGACGTCGGACGATCCCATGGTCGTTGTCTCGACCTCGTTGACCGAGGTGCTGATGGTGACCTTGGTGATGTGCGACGAAAGGTCGACGCCGCCCACGGTCACGTTGGCGTTGGTGATGACGATTGGCACCGTCTACTCCTTGGGGCTTTCGGCCTGGGCGGCCTTGGTGGTGGACTTGCTGGTGGGGGCGATGTGGCCGGCCTCGATGAGGTGCTGCACGTCGCAACCGTCGAGGTCGTCAGTGGTGACGTTCTCGCCGGGCTGCTTGCCGGCCACAGGAAGTGGGCCGACGATCTTGTAGGTGGACACTGGTGCCTCCTGGTCAGGCGGTGACGTCGACGTTGAGCTCGACGGTCAGGTAGGTCAGCTCGCCGATGGACAGCGGCCGGATGGCTAGCGACTGCGCCACCTTGGTGGTCTGTGCGGCGCCGCCCAGCGTCGGGTCGGCCTCGAGGGCCGCCCGTACCGACTGGTCGCCATCCCACGACAGCCAGCCGTCGATGGTGAGCTGCCCGGTGCGGTCGCCCATGCGCCCTGCGACCATGACGACGACGAACCGCCACTCCGACATGCCACCGGCCATGGCCCGGTGGTACGTCACCTGGTCGAGCTGGACGATGGCCTGCGGCGGGTTCAGGTTCTCGGGAACGTGGTCGGCGACGCGTAGGCCGGGAATCTCGGCGAGCGCAGCGGCCAGACCGGCGTGGAGCTCTGAGGCGGTGCCCGCCATCAGGCGACCCGTCGGCGGACGTACGGAGCGACGAGCTCCTCGATGTCGGTGTCGAACCGCATGACCGGCACCACGAAGTCACCAGCGCCGCCGGCGACGCCGAGCAGGCTGTCTGTGCGCTTGAACATGCGGCCCGCCAGAAGGATCGTGGCCTCGCGGATGGCGTGCGGCACCGAGGGCCAGCCCCACTTGGCGGTGATCTGGACGGGCGCCGGGCGGGTGTAGGTCGGGAACATGAAGCCGACGCCGGTGATGGTGTGCACCGGCGCACCCTTGATGATGTTGTTGAGCGGCCCGAGCTCGTAGTCGCTGGCGTCCCACGTCCTGGCGTAGGTGCCAGACCCGTCCTCGTCGGTCTTGACGACGAGCCCGGTGGTGGTGCCGATGTCGTCGACGTCGCAGCGCCACGGCGACGAGGCGTAGTAGGTGCGGGCCGTGGCGCTGGCGTCGAGGTAGAAGCGACGGTCGCAGACGCCGTCGATGCGGCGGCTGGCGCCCTCAACGGCGCGCTCAAGGGCGGCGTCGTCGATGTAGTCGGTGATCCGCAGCGCGGCCTTGAGCTCGGCCAGCGTGGCGTAGCCGTTCGTGATACTCACGGTGTGCCTCCGTTGGCGAGCGTGCAGAGCTCGTCGATGATCGGGCGCCAGTACTGGTCGTAGACGGCCCGGTGGTCGTAGTCGAGTGCAAACGCACGGGCGGCCGAGCGGCGCGACCCTGCGTCGTTGTAGGCGTCCTCGAGGGCCTCGACGATCGCCGGGACCGAGGGTGTGTGCAGCCAAGCGCCCTGGTAGGGGTCCCACATGGGCTGTCCGCCGACGGTCCAGCCGTAGCCCTCGACGAGCTCGGGCTGCGCGGAGAAGTCGGAGACGATCGACGGCGTGCCGCAGGCGGCTGCCTCGATGACCGGGACGCCGAAGCCTTCGCCGGCTGAGCTGAGCAGGTTGACGTCGAGCGACGCCATGAGCGCTGCAACGCTGCGGTGGTCCAGCCCCGAGTAGTACGAGTACTGGTCGACCCACACGGTGCGGTCCTCGGGGATGCCGCAAGCCCTGGCGAGCCGGTCAAGGGCGATGCCGTTCATGGCGCCCTTCTGCTCGGTGTGCAGGTAGAGCACCACGTCGGTGTGACGTTGCATGAACTCCGACATGGCCAGGAAGTTCTCGGGGAACGCCTTACGGTTCGGCAGCTGGCCCTTGTTGGCGGCGAACATGCCGACGAGGAACGCGTCGCCAGGTACGTCGATGAGCTCACGGCCCGACAGGCCGCCGGCCATCTGGCCGGGCCGGAACAGCTCGGTGTCGACGCCGTGCGGCGCGTACCGGCAGTCGACGCCGGCGGCCTCGAGCATCTTGACGCCAAAGCGGGCCATGGCAACCGGCAGCACGTTCGGCCGCTGGCACCACTTGAGTACCTCGGGCGGTGTCGGCAGGTGGTCGATCGGGACCCATGAGCCAATGGCCGGCACCTCGCCGACCTTGGCCTCTTTGTAGGGCCAGCAGTCGAACAGGGTGAGCAGCGCAGCGGGCTTCTTGTTGTTCTCGGTGAACGCCTGCCAGTGGGCCTTGAGCACGTCGGCCGAGTACGGGTGATAGCCGGACGGGTAGACCGGCATCCCTTCCCACTCGGTCATGGTGCCCTGTACGCCGTAGTTGGTGGACAGCCCCACGTCGACGCCGTCGGCGTCAAGCTGGCGGGCCAGCGCGGCGCACTGCACGCCGTAGCCGGTCCCGGTGAACGGGGCATTGGAGTGGACGACTACGCGTCGCGCGTCTCCTTGGCGGACTGCGCTGGTCGCGCCTGCCCTTGCGCGATCAGCTGGCGTGCCAGTGACTCCGGCAGCCGTACGACCGTCCCGCGAACCTCGACCAGCATTGCGGCCCTGCTTCCCCATGGTGCTCCTGCCTGTGTGCCTGTGTGCCTGTGGTGTGCCATGGCCCCGACCGCACAGGCGAGCGGTCGGGGCCACGACGAGATGACGTCAAGCGTCAGGGTCAGGTAGCTGCGCCCTTGAAGAACTTGACGGCGTTGGAGTCGACGAGGGCGCCGTCACCACGCCAGGTGACACGGAAGGTCACGAGGCCGTTGGCGAAGCCGTAGTCGTCGGAGCGGTCCAGCTGGATGCCGCCGACCTGCCGGACGTAGTACTTCTTGTGGTCGCCGAAGAGGATCGACTTGGCACCGGTGCCGGAGGCCAGATCGGGGTTCTCGAACACGGGGAAGCCGAGCAGGGTGTCGGGCTGGCCGGCCTGCACGGACGGCTGCCAGAGCGGCTGGCCGGTGGTGTCCTTCAGCTTGCGGACGCCAGCCAGGGTGGTGGCGTTCATCTGGAAGGCCGCACCCGCACGGCGGGCAGCGCTGGACACGCCGTAGACGAGGTCCACGAGGTTGTCGTACGTCGGGAGGCCCGAGACGCCGGTGCCGCCGGTGACCGCCGAGCCTGCGCCGTTGGCGATGCCGTTGGGCTGCACGGTGCCGGTGCCGGTGGTGAGGCCGGCGTTGACCGACGTGCCGATGCCGAC